CAGAATAGCCGCTGCTCGTAGAATGCAACGGCACGTGGGAAGCCGTTCCACGCAGACCAAGCACCCTCTGCCCAGTTACTCGTAGCACCAGTACCAGATAGTGTCTCTAGTACTGTAGCTGACACGCGAGTGGTCGATGTAAATCCTGTGATTCGAACATACCCAACCCCAGAGCCGCTGCGCCACAGCCCCCCGACATTGCCGAGCGAAAACAGTGGGCTTGATGCTGTGAGTGTGATGTTACCACTCGTCGCAGATGGTGTGATCGCAAGTGATGGTATTAGATTGAGATCCAAATACGGGCCGAACGTAGTCTCGAACTCCACAATTGAGAAGTTGATCGCAGTCGTACGTGTCAGGACCATGGGTGGGTGATCTTTATGTGCGATGTAAAGTGCGTCAGCGCTCTGTGAGACCTGGAGCCCGAAGAGCTCCGCCTCAGTGTATGGCGTTACGACCTCTGCCGGGTGGAGCTTCTCAAACTCATCTGCGAACTCTGCGGCAAATGGGCCGCTGGCGACGGCAGTGCGTAAGGCGTAGAACCTGATGTAAAGATCTCCGAACTCCAGTATATACGCTTGATCAGTAGATACTTCGAACCGAAGTAGGCGTACCTTTTTATCTGGGTACTTCCCTGCTGCGATATACTGTGACCCACCGCGTGACACAATCGGGCCATGCGGAAGCGGGATCATATTCTCAAGCGTCTCGACACCCGTGCGGTACTTATCCAGATCCGTACGGCCTAGTAGTCGTGGGCTCAATTCTCCCGCATTGAAGCTGTGTTGAATTGCGGCTTCAGCTGGCATCAGTACAGTGCCGCACTGTGTCGCGCGTTAATCCATGCATCGGCCTCGAACACTTCTATCGAGCCGTTCTCCTGGGAGTCAGACGCCTTCGCGTCCGTGACTAGATCGTTGTAGAGTGCTATAGCAGCGGCCTCAATTGTCTTTGAGTCTGTGAGTGGTCGTGCAAGTGCCATCCCAATGCGAGCCGATAGCGCCTCTGTGAATTGAGCGTCAAATCGTGTGGGGTCGGTGATCTCCCGTATGTACTTGATCATCACACTGCTGCGATTTGAGAGTAATACCCCACCTTCGATACGGTACACCTCATATAGATCATCTGTATGTAGTACGCGCAGGCAATCCGCCGGGAGCTGGAACTCACTGGAGAATTCGAATGTAGGTGTGGTTGGTAGTTTGGCAAGCTGTACGCGCTTCAATGCAAAGTTCCACTTGGCAGCACGTAGTACAGAATTTCGTAGTTGCTCGTAGCGCTGGTTGCAGAGGCGAGCAGGTTTCGTATCCTCAGTGAGTGAGGTTATCGTGTCCTCACCGATCCCGATCAGGCCGCCATTGCAGATACTTACATCACTTCGTGCCATTTAATTGTACGGGGTAGTAGCGCAAGCCACTACCCCAAACTCCTTTACCTTAGTCTTGGACGTAGATGAAGTACCCATCCACAGTCGCGCCAATTGGAATCGTACCGTCATTGACCTGAGCTGTAAGCGTTAGACCACCATTTGATGAAAATAGATAAGTCTCATCACCCCCTACGACACCCGCAGGTATGAACGCCACCGCTGACGATACGTCGACACCATCTTCCAGGCCATTCGGATCAGCCACTACTGCGTCGCCATCTAGGCCTGTATAGGCGAGCCAGCCAAGATCCATTGTGCGTGAGGTGCCAAGCGCACTCACTGCGATTCGCGACAGTGGTAGGATTAGTCGAACCACACCCGCCGGGATTTTAACTAGCTCTTGGAGTGATCCAGCGTCACCAGCCGCAGCACCTTGGACAAAGCTGAAGCGTAACACCTTCAACTTACCGCGAAGCTCGTCGACACCCGCCACGACGGGTGGGACTGACTCCTGATTTACAATCTGTGCACTCTTTTCTTGTGTGATAGCCATGTCATATGCCCCTGATTATGCTTCTGTACAAGCGATTTCGACGATTTTCTTCTCTTCCATACGGGTAGCGCCAAAAGTCTCTTCGCGGAAAACCTGTACTGAGTAGTTCTTATCTGGGCGCTCAGTAACGCGAGTGGTGGTCCCACCCTCACCCTGTGATATTACGATACCATCCTCAGCCCAAGCGAATACCTGGCGATTGCCATCACCATCCAGTGTCAACTTCTCACTGCGTATGAATTTGAAGCCCATGAACGTATCGATCTGACCCTGAGCAAGTGCCTTCACTGAGGTGTAATCAGCGCTGGTGAGCTTCTCGATGTTCAGCATGTTCGTCACTTGGCGTGCGGTCGTTGCGATGTAGCGTGGGATATCCTCATCGATCTCATTCGCATCGAGGATCTCCTTAGCTGAGAGTAGCTTATCTAACGTCAAGCCACCTGACGCATGTACGATCTTCTGATCTGACGGTAGCGCTACCTGTGTCGTACCTGCCTTACCTGTATATGCAATACCAAGCGCAGCTTCGATGATGATCTGATCGCGCTTGCGGTTGAAAGACATCACCGCATTACGTGCGTATGTGCTGGTTGGGTCGATCAACATGCGAACCTTATCCGCGTTGTCGATTAGATCTGCCCATCGGAACGTACGTAGGGATACCTTACGGCGAGCGTGAGGTGTGTCCATACGCGGCGTGTCATCATGACGACTAGCTGCCTCTTCGACATCAGTCGGGCCGACCTGCTCGAAGTACGCGGCTTCACCCGTCTGTGATTCAGTGCGGACGTAACCACCAAAGCGGCTATCCATCTGCTGCGATAGCAAGTCGATATTGCCTTCGAACTGCTCGACAAATGCTGTATCAATTTGAAAACTCATAATACCCTCCAAAAACAATTAGATTTTTAAAAATACTAAATTTCTAGGGGTATCGGAGTTACCGGCCCTGCACTTACTCGTCAGGCGCTTGCGCGGTATCTGACCGGTCGTTCATATACTACATCAAGTTTTATGTGCGTTCAACTGTTGGCGGATCTTGTATACCTGATCAACAGTACTCTGGTGCTCCACGTTCTTGCGATCCATATACGCTGGGTTCTGCATCAGCGCATTCATCGTTGCCTTCAGGCTCTCCGCTGTGACTACACCACTGCCGTCGGCAAGGTTCTGATCTTCGAGTACGGTGTCGGCCAGTTTCGTGAAGATATCAACTAGGATTGGATTCTTCGCTAAATCAGCTCGTGTGATCTTGTCGCCAACAGCCTCACCTCCAACTGCCTGTACGACGCGCAGGCTTCGATCGAGAACAGCATCCACATCAGCACCGTACGTAGTGCGTAGCTGAGTCGCAGCCGCTGCATCAAGTTCCTTTGCTGCGGTAGTTGCCACATTAGCAGCGTTAGTCGAGATGTTATATAGGAAGTCGTTGATCCCTTGGGCCTGTGTATTATTGAGGCCGAGTGTGTGGATCGTCGTACGCAATGTATTTGTGAACTCGTCGTCGAACTGCTGCTCCTCCGTCAGACCCTCTGGGAGTTTAATGTCATACCCTGTGGCATCTGCAGGGCGGCCGAGCTTGTTAAACGTATCGGACCACTGCTCGTCAGTCTCCGGCATCGTAATTTTATCTTTGCCGATCATACCGACAGCGTTCATATGCCCCTTCGCAAACGCGCCAAGGTCTGTGTACTTCACAAGGGACGGGTCTTCGCGGATATCCTCAGGGAGGAAATCACGCCAATTTTCAGATGACATTACCGGTGCAGTTGGCTCCGCGCTTGGTGTAGGGGTTGGCGTTTGATCATCACCACCGCCTGGCGTTTGATCGCCGCCAGCTTCTTCCTGCAATATGAACTTAAGGGTATTGCCTATACTCATTTACTAGCCTCCTCGACTAACCGTGGGAAATCCGTTGGGCCATTGCCCAGGCGGATTAAAATGTGGTGCGCTACATCGCGCCTATGGGCACGTGCGACGATATTCTCAGGTACATTATCCTGCTCAACCTCAAGCACGTGGCATGTACTCATAATGTCCTCAAGTACGCGCTTCCCTGACTCTGAGTTGAACACCTCAGCGTAATCCCGCTGCAGTTGATCGACCAGTACATCACCTTCAGTATTAACCACCAGCTGCCTCCGCTTGTGCTTGTGTATTCTCAATGTTAGCCGCTGATTGACCTTGCTGCAGTGCTACGTCACGGCGATTTACCTCAGCTCGCTGCTCTCGAATAGCATCAATATCGTCCTGAGATCGGTAGAGTTTCGGGTTGATACCGTGCAGATCCATACCGATATGCTTAAACGCCGCATCACCATCAAACCCATCCATAATTGTTGGGTCTACCTGGATCATCGAACTCATAATATCAAATGTACGTAGGATACCACTGGCCTCCAACTGCTTCTGGGCACGTGCGATAGGACTCTCATACTCGATTTTGATCTTCATACCTTTCAATACTTCAGGTACTTCAGGGAATTTCCCCTGCCGGAGTAATAGGCTAAAAACTCTGTCAATCATCGGCCCCAGCAGCTCTGTCTGCAGGCGGCCAAGCATCGGCCCCATCAGGCGGAGCTTCTCCTCGGTACGCTGTAATACCTCGGTCGCCGTCATCTGCGGTCCCTGCTGAAGTTGTAATTGGTCGATAAAGAAGCGCTCGCGGATACGGGCTCGTACACCATCCATCATCGCCTCGCCGATGTCGATACGCCCACCTGTCTGCAGTGGTACCGGTAGTGCACGCCCTCGGCGGTAATAGTTAATCCCTGCGGGTACTGAGCGGAGGGTTCCGATGATACTATCATCCTCAACAAAAAGCGTCGGATCAACCACCTTCTGCGCGGCTTTGATCGTCGTCTTCATCATCGCCTGCAGCATCTTCCCATCTGGAAGCGTCGTCACCCCCGGGCCTCGACCGTAGACCTCTCCGCTGGTGGACTTCGCAAATCGCGGTGCCATCATCGGCTGCTCCTGGTACCCACTCTCCCGAATCTGGTGCTTCGTCTGAACTTCGATGAAGATCGACGCGATTGGCATATCTTTAGCTGTGACACCTTCCGTATCACGCTTGGTACGCGGCTCAATCACGTGAAGTAGTTCAACCTCAGTGTCGAACTTCTCCTTCCCGGCGAGCTTTTGGAGTTTCGGGCTCAGGAGTTTTACATCCCACTCTTGGAGTACCTGGCGTAGTGACCAACTCCATGTACGAAATAGTGTGTCCACGAGGCCGTCGGAGTTCTCTGCAATGTAACTCTCAGTGAGCGATCGCGCATTGAATACAAGGCCTTTGCGATCCTTGCGCTCACCGACGAATAATATCGCCGTACAGAACGCGCCATAGTCCATGTACACCTCATGCATCGCAGAGGAGAACCCGGCTTTAGGGTCGTTAATCTCTTCAAACATGATTGCACGCGCGTCGAACAGCCACTTCTTAATATCTGGGTTCTCGTTCAGTGCCGGGTCAGCCATCAGGAGTGACGCCCATATCGTCGCAGGGTTGGTCAGCATCCCGTGCAGCCCGGAGGCCAAAAGCTCGTTCGCGTACCCAGCGGTAGAATCAAATATTTTCTGGTTGCGTACCTCACCTGAAGCTCGCTTCGAGGTAAAATCAGCTCGGTTCGGGTACGCGTAGTCGGCGATCTCTTGCCACAGGGTATCCCAGTTCGAGCGCTTACTCTTCAACGTCTTGAGTCGTAGGATCTGTGCGGCTACGCTAACCATTTAAGTGTCCAATTGCGTGTAGGTGGATGTGCTCAACTGTGACTACCGAGGTACTTGTCTCATTTGTCACCCAAATCTCGAAGTAATCATCCGTCGCCATGTTCACGTCTGCAAGGAGTGTCATATTCCCAATGTCCGCACCGGTACCAACTTTACGCTTGGCGACGGTGTTTGGAAGTACAGTTCCGTTTTTCGCAAGCTGAAATCCGACCACCTGATTACTACCACCACAGGTCATTGATATTGAGGCTGCTACCTGTACATGTCGTGTCGGTGCGCCGGTATACCGTAGGCGGTTACTTATACCTGGGCCATCGTCGAAGTCTTGGAGTACCGCGTCCAGCACGGTTGTACCAGCTGCCTTATAATACGTACCTGCGACCGCGATTGTCGTCGCGGCTGGTGTGTCCATGCTGAGACCCCCGTGCGAGGGCTTCACTGATAGGATCATGTCGCGGAGATCCTGAGCTGTGATCTCACCGGCTGCCTGGCCATCCTGAAATAAATTGGCCAGTAAGTCAGCGGACGTGCGTGCGGTATCAACCATATTACGCGCCCTTGCCGAGTAGTTCTTTCGCTGTACCTAGCGTCGATCGGAAGATGTCTGGGGTGATTCGGCGGCGGCGTGATGCTACCTGCGTGGACTTCGGCCCAAGTTGTAGCGTTGCGCGCTTCGCAGCTAAAGCCTTCGCACTTTTCACGAGGTCTACAGTTGATGTTACGCTATTATCACCACTCGGTATCTTACCATCACTGGTCGTACCAAAGATCGGTATTTTAAAGCCCTGCAGGTCTAGCTCCCCCAGCTCAGCCGCTGATAGCTGCCCGCCTTCGAGCCGCCTCCGTAAGTCTGCTAGACGTGCTTGATCAGCATCTGACCCTTTGCTCTTCTCATTCAGCCTTCGAAATAAGCCCATATTAGACCTCCGCTGTGTACGGTACTATACCCATTTTCAGCTGAGGATATCATAATCTTCAGCCATTAGCTGTTGCTGTGGCTTCACAGCACCGAATTCCATTGGGTCATATCCAGTGTCCGAACTTACCTGCCGCTTGGTTGTTGGTCGCAACTCCACCAGCCCAACCGCGAGTGTACGCATGGCGTCGGCCGCGTGAGATGTATAATCGTGAACCGGCTTGTGTACCCCTAACGTCTCATTGAACTCTGATCGATATAGCGCTAACATCTCGAACCCAGCCTCGGTCGTCTCCTCGTGGAAGTACATACGCGGTAGTATTGACCGCACCGCCTGAATACCATCCTCAACTGATTGGCGTGGTACTGCAGTTATTTGCTGCTGGAGAAGCTTTTCAAGGATTTCTTGGCGAGTCCTAGCTTCCGCGCCCATATTGCGCACCGTAATATCATGTGGTAGTAGGTGATCAGCATACGTATATGGCTTCTCTGTAAGAATCTTCGCATAGTGCTCAAACCCCTCCCCACGGTTGGAGTAGTAATCAATTACTCGAATCTCATTTCTAAATACCTGTACGAACCATATCGCAGTATCATCATCAACACCGATATCCCAGCCAGTATAGACCGGTAGTTTGGGATCGTACGGTACTCGGCCGACGCGGTTCTCAGCCTTGGCTTTCACGATCTGCTTGCCATAGTACGACCCAGATACCGCAGCGTCGAACGAGCAGTAATATTCCTGCTGTATCATCTCTTCCGAGAGCCCTGCATCCCGCTCATCTTGGATAATCGATACCGGATACGCATTGGTATCCTCAAGTGTCAGCAGCTCGGCGTACCACTTAGGGTTTTTCTTGGCCATCTGGAATAGCGTATTCCCATGGTTTTTCCCTCGCGGTGTGTAGATGAACAGTGACCACCCCCCATTCTCAGCTAAAATTGGTGATATGAAGCGCCACGCGGCCGGGTTTGCCACTGAGTACTCCGAGAATATTACGCCCACTGGGTTAGCGCCTACGAGCGAATCGTAGTTGTCAGATCCAACTACCTGCCAGATCGAACCGCACTTCAACTCAATGCGCATCTCCTGGTTATTCGTGGATTTTCGCAGCGCCTCTGGGAACGCCTGGTCAATCATGCGACGGCCCTGCTTATCGATACCATCCCAAACCACCTTACGGCCCTGTTTGAGTGTCGGGAGCATGTGCCAGTACACACCCACCCGCTGGTGTGCCGCTACGACGGTCCAATTGAACGCGAGGGAATCCTTCCCCCCACGTCGGTGCCATACCGCCACACCACGCAGGCCACCCTGTTCTAGGTAACGCCAGAGGGGAAGTTGGTAGGCTCTCGGCCTCCACTCGTTCGGGAGTGTGATTGTCGTGGACTTGGCTGGCATCAGTGGTAGTTACCCATCAGTAATAACCTTACTATCAGTGTGGAATTGCTCGGCTTCAGAATCTGAAAAATTGGCTATGCGGGAACCTTCACTACAGTCTGAAGCGCCGAGTTTGGGGGTACCCCCCCGCGAAGAGGCCCCCCCGCCGGGAGCCGCGTGCTCAACTACCTCGCCCTCGACAACCTCCGCGCCGCCGAACTGCATAATTGAGACGTTGACGCCTCCCGAATGCTCGAGTTTTTGGACTGGATTGAAGTTGTCAGGGTCGTGAGCCCTGAGCAGTAGCTCCATGAGTCTGTCCGAGGGCTCATACACGTGATCAATCAGCTCGCCCTTATAGTAGATCGGCTTCTTGACTCCTTTTATAGCGCGATTCCGCGCGACCATTTTTAGCTTGTCGGTGGCTATCTCCAGTGCGATTTCCCACTGAGCTTTGAATTCTGGATCTCGCTTAGAGAGTCTGTAGGCCTGCTCGCGATGACACCGCGCGTGCATACACGATGCTGTGATGTTGCCTGTGTCGCGTAGCGCAGCCAGGAACCGAGATTCCCAGCCCTCGCGCGCGCGTAAAGACGCTGCGGTAACTGT